AAAAGTTGTCTGGACGCCAGATAAGAACGGAAGATTCAAGGTGACGTGGCTACCTCCAAGACATCTGCAAAATAATTTCGTGACAAGAAACGGAACTAAATACCCTGGAAATGAGCACATTGGCTCTTTTGGCTGTGACTCATATGACATATCTGGAGTTGTAGGCGGAGGGGGCTCTAATGGAGCGCTGCATGGAATGACTAAATTTCACATGGACGAAGCTCCAACTAATCACTTTTTCTTAGAGTATGTAGCCAGACCACAGACCGCAGAAATATTTTTTGAAGATGTACTGATGGCCTGTGTTTTCTATGGCATGCCCGTGCTGGCAGAAAACAACAAGCCAAGGCTTTTGTATCATTTTAAGAATAGGGGATATAGGGGATTTAGCATGAACCGACCCGACAAGCACTTAGCTAAACTTTCAAAGACGGAAAAAGAACTTGGAGGCATCCCGAACACCAGCGAAGATGTGAAGCAGTCTCACGCATCTGCAGTTGAGACGTATATTGAGAAGCACGTTGGCGTAGATATGGAGGGTACCTACAGGGACGCCGAGGACATGGGCGAGATGTATTTTACCAGAACACTTGAGGACTGGGCTAGATTTGATATAAACAACAGGACTAAGTTTGACGCCACGATTAGCTCCGGCTTAGCCATTATGGCAAACCAAAAGCACGCCTATCTTCCAGAGCAAAAGCAATCAAAAATAAGCGTTAACTTTGCTAGATATAATAATCGCGGTTCACGAAGCGAACTATTACAGTAAATGAAAGAGGTAAATATAAACATCTCTCCTACCGGATTTCCAAGTCAGTTTGTTTCTGATGCGGAGAAGGCCACTGATGAGTTCGGTCTTCAGATTGGGCAGGCGATTCAATATGAGTGGTTTCGAAAGGACGGGAACACCAGCAGGTATTATTCTCAGCTAAGAGACTTCATGAGATTGCGCCTTTACGCACGAGGCGAGCAGTCCATTTCGAAGTATAAGAATGAGCTCGCCATTGATGGCGACCTTAGCTATTTAAATCTGGACTGGACACCCGTACCCATACTTCCTAAGTTTGTGGATATTGTTGTTAACGGGATGTCTGATAGACTATTCACCGTTAAGGCATATGCACAAGACGCCATATCTGCTGAAAAGAGAAACCAATACCAAGACATGGTAGAAGGTGATATGGTGGCTAAGGATGTTCTTGCTAAGATGTCAGAGTCTTTTGGTATTGACCCCTTCCAGGTTAATCCTATGGAGTTGCCAAGGGATGATGATGAGTTGAAACTTCACATGCAGTTGAAGTATAAGCCAGCCATTGAGATTGCAGAAGAGGAGGCCGTTAATACTATACTCGACGAGAATCATTATAATGATACACGGAAGCGGGTAGACTATGACTTGGCTGTCCTTGGCGTAGGAATGGCAAAGCAAGAGTTCCTAGCTGGAGAGGGCATAAAAATTAGTTATGTAGACCCAGCTAACGTGGTGTACAGCTATACGGAAGACCCTCACTTTAAAGACTGTTTCTATTGGGGAGAAATTAAGACCGTTCCAATTACGGAACTCTTGAAAATCGACAACACCCTCACTAATGAGGATTTGGATACTATATCAAAGTATAGTCAAACATGGTACGATTACTTTAATGTTTCCCAGTTCTATGATAATGATATTTTCTATCGTGATACTGCGACACTTTTATATTTCAACTACAAGACTACTAAGAAGTTTGTCTATAAGAAGAAGGAACTAGAAGACGGCGGAACTCGGGTCATTGAAAAAGACGATACCTTCAACCCCCCAGCAGAAATGATGGAGGAGGGAAAGTTCAGCAAGGTGGAAAAAACCATCGATGTATGGTACGAGGGCGTAATGGTGATGGGAACAAACATCGTACTCAAGTGGGAAATGATGGAGAACATGGTTCGTCCAAAGTCTGCATCTCAACATGCAATGCCCAACTATGTAGCCGTTGCGCCTAGAATGTATAAGGGTAGCATCGAGTCTTTAGTTCGTAGAATGATTCCATTCGCTGACTTGATTCAGATTACTCACCTTAAGCTACAGCAGGTTATCTCCAGAATGGTACCGGACGGAGTCTTTATTGATGCCGATGGCCTTAATGAGGTTGACCTTGGAACTGGCTCGGCATATAATCCAGAAGACGCCCTACGCTTGTACTTCCAGACCGGTTCGGTCATTGGTCGCTCGTACACGCAAGACGGTGAGTTCAATAATGCCAGAGTGCCCATCCAACAATTGACTGGGAATTCTGGTCAGTCTAAGATGGCTGCACTTATTGGCAACTACAACCACTATATGGACATGCTTCGCGCTGTTACTGGACTCAACGAGGCTCGCGACGGCTCAACGCCAGACCCCAACGCATTGGTCGGCGTGCAGAAGCTTGCAGCACTCAACTCCAACACTGCAACAAGACACATCCTCGAGAGTAGCTTATATATGACACGAACCCTTGCTGAAGCATTGGCGTTGCGTATATCTGACATTCTTGAGTACTCTGACTTCAAAGAAGAGTTTATCAATCAAATTGGCAAATACAATGTGTCTATCCTTGAACAAATCAAGGACTTGTACATTTATGACTTTGGCATCTTTATAGAGATTTCTCCAGATGAAGAGCAGAAGGCTCAGCTAGAGGCCAATATACAGATGGCGTTGTCTAAGGGAGATATCAACCTTGAGGATGCCATTGACATCAGAGAGATTAAGAATCTCAAGATGGCAAACCAGCTTCTTAAAGTTAAGCGCAAGCAGAAGATGGAGCAGGACCAGTTGATGGCCATGCAGCAGCAGCAGGCGCAGGCGCAACTCCAGATGCAGTCACAGCAGATGGCTTCAGAGGCGGCTCTTCAGAAAATACAAGCCGAGACTCAGGGCAAGATGCAAATCAAGCAGGCTGAGGTGGCGTTTGAGATTGAGAAGATGCGTAACGAGGCTGAGCTTAAGCGTTCATTGATGGCTGAGGAATTCCAGTATCAAATGAGCCTAAAGGGCGTATCGGAATCCGCACTTAAAGAAAGAGAGGACAGCAAAGAAAAGGCTAAGGATAAGCGCATCAGTCAACAAAACACAGAGCAATCTAAGCTTATAAACCAAAGACAAACAAAGTCGGCACCTATCAATTTTGAGTCTAACGAAGACTCATTGGATGGATTTGACTTTGCGGAGTTTGAGCCCAGATAATCTCTATATTTTTTATCATAACTTTGTTTAATTAAATTAAATCTATGGAAATCAAGGTAAAAGAACTTGGTTCGGTGGAAGCCAAATCAGTTCAAGAGATAGAGGGAGAGTTGCTTGCTAAACACGAACAATCTCTTTCGGAAGGAAATGAATCACCTCAACCAGCTATGGGAGAGGTACAAAATAATGAGGCGCCCGTTCAGCTTAGTGACGAGGAAGTTCTTTCATTTATCAAGAATCGCTACAATAGGGAGATTAACTCCGTTGATGAGCTATTTAGTGCCAGAGAAGAGGCCACTGAATTGCCTGAGGATGTTTCTTCCTATTTGAAGTATAAAAAAGAAACGGGTCGTGGAATCAAAGACTTTATTAAGCTTAATGAAGAAATTGATGACAGCGACCCACAAAGTCTTTTAGCCCAGTACTATGCGCAGACTGAGTCTGACTTAGACTCGGAAGACGTTCAGTTTATGATTGATGAGCGTTTCTCATATGATGAGGACCTTGACGATGAATCTGATGTCAAGCGAAAAAAGCTGGCTATAAAGAAAGAGCTTGCGAAAGCTAAGAAGTTCTTCGAGGAAGAGCGGGAGAAATATCGTGCGCCACTTGAGTCAAGTGGTATGGCGACTTCTGCCGAGGACCAAGAGGCTTCTAAAGCTTACAAGGAATATATGGCACAGGCTCAAAGTGTCCAAGAGGAGAACCAGAAACGGTACGAATGGTTTCAGCAGAAGACTAGCGAGGTCTTCGGTGACGGATTCAAAGGTTTTGAATTTGCGGTCAACGATAAGACTCTTGTTTATTCTCCAGCCGAAGCTGCGGAACTCAAGAAATCTCAGTCTGATATTATGAACTTTATTGGTAAGTTCGCTAATGAAGACGGATTGATTGAAGATGCCAAAGGATATCACAAGGCACTGGCCGTCGCAATGAATCCCGAACGATTTGCTAAGTTCTTTTACGAACAGGGCATGTCGGCTGCTGTTGATGATGTGACAAGAAAGTCTAAGAACATTAACATGGACATTAGACAATCGCCTCAAAACATTAGCAAAGGTGGGATGAATGTGAAATCATTGAGCAACGACTCTGGTCGTGGTCTCAAAATTCGTTCAAATAAATAATAACACTTAACCCCGCAAAATAAAATGGCTGGTTCAGTACAAGGAGTTCCTGGGTTCGATTTACAACCCAGTTCCGAACAGGTGGCATTGTCCACCAACTACATCACGAACTTTGATTTTTTGAATCAATATCTTCCCGATACCTATGAGAAGGAGTTCGAGCGCTATGGTAATCGTACCGTAGCATCTTTCTTGCGCATGGTTGGAGCAGAGATGCCCTCTAATTCTGACCTCATCAAGTGGGCCGAGCAAGGTCGCTTGCACACGAAGTACACTAATGTTACTTCTGCTGCTGCTGCTGCTGCCGACACTGCTACGTTGACTATCAACGACACATTGGTTCCCGGCTCTGGCGCTATCGCCATCCGTATTGGTCAAACCATCATGGTTTCTGCTAACGCAGGCGCTGCTACTTTGTATAACAAGGCTATCGTTACTGCTGTTAATACTACCGCTGGTACTATTGACGTTGCTTACTACGAGGCTGGCGGTCAAACTTTTGGCGCAGCTGTTCAATGTAGCTTGTTTATCTATGGTTCTGAATTCAAGAAGGGTACCGACGGTATGGACGGTTCTTTGGAGGCTGACGATGTCATCTTCGAGAACAGCCCCATCATTATCAAGGACAAGTACGCTGTTTCTGGTTCCGACATGGCTCAGATTGGCTGGGTTGAGGTTACCACTGAAAACGGTGCTACCGGTTACTTGTGGTACTTGAAGTCTGAGCACGAGACTCGCTTGCGCTTTGAAGACTACTTGGAGACTGCCATGATTGAAGCGGTTCCCGCTGAAGCTGGTTCTGGCGCTGCTGCCGGTGCTGGTGTTACCTACAAAGGTTCTGAAGGTGTATTCTACGTTGTAAACCAGCGTGGTAATGTTTGGTCTGGTGGCAACCCCGCTACTCTTGGCGAATTCGATTCTATCATCGAGCGCTTGGACAAGCAAGGTTCTATCCAGGAGAACGTAATCTTCTTGGACCGTCAGTTCGGTTTCGATATTGACGATATGTTGGCTGCTCAAAACTCCTACGGTGTTGGCGGTACTTCTTATGGTTTGTTCGATAACGACATGGACATGGCTTTGAACCTCGGCTTCAAAGGCTTTACTCGCGGTTATGACTTCTATAAGACCGACTGGAAATATTTGAATGACCCCACTATGCGTGGAGGCATCAATGCCGGTAAGGTAAATGGTATGTTGGTTCCCGCTGGTTCTACCACGGTATATGACCAAATCTTGGGTAAGAACGCTAAGCGTCCTTTCTTGCACGTTCGTTATCGTGCTTCCGAGACTGAAGACCGTCGTTACAAGACTTGGGTTACTGGCTCTGCTGGTGGCGCTGCTACCTCTAGCTTGGATGCTATGGAAGTTCACTTCCTTTCTGAGCGTGCAGTTTGTACCCTTGGTGCTAACAACTTCTTCATCTTCGAAGACTAATCAGAAGCTGATTAACAACTGGGGGGAGGGTAACTCCTCCCCCTTTTTTTAACTATAATCATATCTCATCAAATGGAACAGTTCATTCCCACTGGCGATAAAATGTATATTTTGAACCGCCGGAACGCGCCACTATCTTTTATGTTGGCATCTAGAAATTCCCGTCGTAAGCCGTTGCTTTATTTTGACGGAACCACAAACAGAGCATTACGATATGCTCGTAACCAACGAAGCCCTTTTGAAGATGAGCAGGATGGAAACGCCATTCTTGAGCCCATCGTATTCGAAGATGGCTTCTTGTTCGTTCCTAAAACGAACCCCGTACTACAGCACTTCCTCTCTCTTCACCCCGGATATGGAGCCATATTCGAAGAGGTAAACAATGAAAAAGACGCACAAGAAGAAGTAGAGGTATTAAATGCCGAGGTGGACGCGCTTATTGCTGCTCGCTCTTTGGACATTGAAATGCTTGAGAATATCTGCCGAGTAATGCTTGGAGGAAAAGTTGACACCATGACAACCGCTGAGCTTAAGCGCGATGTGTTGGTATATGCTAAGAAGAACCCAGTTCAGTTCTTGGAGATGCTTAATGACCCCATGCTGGAGCTCCAGAGCAAGGTTGCCAAGTTCTTTAGTGAGGGCATCTTGCGTATGCGTAACAACAATAAGGATGTGTACTTCAACTTGCCAAGCAACAAGAGCCGAATGCTTACGGTCCCTTATGGCGAGTCGTACACCTATATCGTATCATCGTACCTGCAAAGTGACGAGGGCATTGAGACACTGAAGCTTCTTGAAAAGAATTTGGAGTAACAAGCCGCATCACAAGTCAAAAGGGGGTCACAAAAACGTGACCCCTTTTTTTTGGCTATCTTTGTGAAAATGTTTCGAGATGATAAACTCAGTAAGGAATACTGTACTATCGGTAATAAATAAAAACAACTACGGATACATATCCCCATCCGACTTCAACCTGTTCGCAAAGCAGGCGCAGTTGGATATATTTGAAGATTACTTTTATAAGTTTAACTATCAAGTAAATAAGGAAAACGCCAGGCAGTCCGGCACAGGTCTTGCCGATATCCGCAAGCAATACGACGAAGTCATTTCCACCTTTTCAACCAATGCCACATTGGTTAATGCCGGTGGAAACTCATATACGGTTCCATCCGATTATTATCTGCTCAATGTAATTCAATACAATCCCAATGGGAGTGAAATTGAGAAGATTGCAGAGAGTAAAATCAGGAACCTTACGGCATCAACATTAATGGCTCCAACGGCCGCATTCCCGCTATATGTACACAGGGGGAATGTTCTTGATGTATATCCCACCACCATCACTGGAGTATCTGATGTAGATGCATTCTACATAAGGCACCCGAAGGACCCCAAATGGACATACTTCACGCTATCTGGAGGGGAGCCTGTATTTGATGAAACAGCCCTTGACTATCAAGACTTTGAGTTGCCAGACGCAGACGAACCAACGCTTGTGATGAAGATATTACAATATGCTGGAATCTCTATTCGCGAGGGCGATGTGTATCAGGCAGCAAACGCTGAGGACCAGCAAGAAAACGTAGCAGAAAAATAAGACATGGCATACCTAACGCAGTATCAATACTATGAGAATGGAGGCGTTTCTCCCGAGGACGCCAATTGGGGCTCGTATCAGTATACCAGCCTGTCTGACATCGTGAACAACTTTATGTTGATTTATTCTGGCAACAACGAGCTTGTCAATAATATCAGCAGATATCAGGTGTTGTTCTACGCCAAGCGAGCCATTCAGGAGCTTAACTATGATGCATTTAAGGAAATCAAGGCACTGGAGCTCAGTGTTGATGACCAGCTTAGATTCGTACTGCCTTCCGACTTTGTGAACTGGGTCCGCATCTCTATGTATAAGGATGGATTCATCTTCCCGTTGACTGAGAATATTCAGCTCAACAGCGCTAAGGCGTACTTACAGGACAACACGGGGCGCATATTATTTGACGAGGCTGGCAACATTTTGCAGCCAGAGTTTTCTAATCTTGATTACGACAGAATCACTAAGCAACAAAAAAGCATCTACCTGAACGAGAACAATCCAATGTTTGACGGGCAGCAGGGATGGAACTACGATGGCGCATGGTTCTTTGAATATGGCATAGGAGCCCGCTACGGGCTTAACACGGAGACAGCTAATGCCAACCCTACCTTCCGCATAGATAAGAAGGCAGGCGTCATTAATTTCAGCTCTGGAATGGAGGACAAGATATGCCTGCTCGAGTACGTCTCTGACGGCATGGAGGGCGGAGACGTGTCTCTCATTAGTGTCAACAAATTATTCGAGGAGTATGTGTATGCGTATATCAAATACTCTATCCTATCCAACAAGCTAGGAACGCAGGAGTATATTGTGAATCGTTCACGCAAGGAGAAGACAGCGCTGTGGCGCAATGCTAAGATTAGAATGAGCAACATTCACCCCGGACGCCTATTGATGAATATGCGCGGTCAGGACAAGTGGCTTAAGTAACATGGATATACAGAACAACTTTATTAAAGGTCGCATGAATAAGAGCCTTGACGAAAGGCTCATACCCCCAGGCGAATATGTTGATGCGCTCAATATAGAAGTAAGTTCTATTGAGGGCACGAACATTGGTTCTGTCAAAAACATAAAGGGCAACACCCAGAAGACCACTATTAAGTACAACGGCTCTCCCATAAGCAGCTCCGCTGTATGCTTGGGGGCTGTTGAGAATGGGGCCACTGCTACCATCTACTGGTTTGTTCACTCTCCTGTAGATGGCGTTGATATGATTGTATCATACAACGAGAACATCGATGCCCTTACATACCATGTGGTATCAACGAGTGTGCTGAACTTTGATGCTCTCAATCTAATTACTGGCGTAAACTTAATTGACGACTTACTGCTTTGGACTGATAACAGAAATCAGCCAAGGAAGATTAATGTCAATCGCTCATATCCGCAACCCATCGCTGGCGTTGACCAGATTACGGAGGCAGACATTGCATTGATAGTCGCCCCACCAACAGAGGCTCCAGCGGTGGAGATGAAGAACGTATCTGGGTTTGAGAACTATATCGATACCAGATTTGTATGCTTTGGGTACAGATATAAATATCAAGACGGAGAATACAGCGCCTTGTCTCAGTTCTCTGACGCGGCATTTGTGCCCGGCGGCTTTGAGTTTGATGAGGACACCTACTCGAATAATGGCATGCTCAATGTGCTTAATGGCGCAGATGTATCATTTAATACTGGAAGCAGTAGAGTCATCGGTATTGACCTGTGTTTTAAACTAAACGACTCAAACATTGTCAATGTTATTGAGAAGTTTAACAAAGAAGAGCAGGGCTGGCCAGACAACAGCGTGCAAACCATAGAGTTCGGCCCGAAGAAAATATACACCACACTGCCAGAGAGCGAGCTGTTAAGAGTCTATGACAATGTTCCAAGACTAGCAAAGGCTCAGACCATAATGGGCAACCGAGTTATGTTCGGAAACTACATAGATGGTTACAATATAGAACTTGCTGATACTGAGCCAATTGAGATTGACTTTACGTTATCTCCCGAAAGCGAAGGCGTACTCCCTCCGGATGTAATGCAGTCGTCGGGAGCCACCGATAACGGGTCATACACAGCACCACCGACTCAACCAAGCGGACCATATACCAACGTGGTCACCATGGACTTTTCAAATGTGGGAGCTATTGAAGAGGGTGATGTTATTCAGATTGAGTTGGTGATGAATGGGGCAGAAATATCTTCAGTTTTCGGGATTCCTCCAGCAGCAAATCAGGGCGAGTTTTCCGTTAGTATTGGCATTGTGGTGGATGCCAATTATGCAAACATAAACGCATTCTCATCTTCCGCTGCATTTCAAGCCGCTGTTGGAAACGCATTGAACATACAACCAATAGCAAATGCATGCATTGGAGGCACTTTATCTGATAGGTTTGCGTGTGCTGCCAATGTTCCGGCATTGTCTGGCTCGTCATATATAAAAGGCGGATATGGATATAGTGCATTGGGTCAGGGGTTTGGAGATTATCCATTTTTATCAACCACTGCAAACACTATAGACTTAGCTATTCCTGCAATGTATTTTACAGGCTCTGCTACATTCTGGCAGTACTATTCTGTTGATGTAGCTAAATGCAAGTTTTCATACATAAAAGCTCATTACAATAGAAGCCTTCACAGCAATAGAAGCTATGAGCTTGGCATTGTATATATGGATGAGTTTGGCAGGAACACAACAGCATTAGTGTGTGATACCAATTCTGCATTTTTTGCTCCATCTACATCTGTTGATAGAAACTTTATTAAGGTCTTCATCAATAGCCTTCCGCCATATTGGGCGACAAGATATAAGTTTGTGGCTAAGCCATCAAAGGGGGCGTATAATATTATATATTCAGACGAGAGCTATAGCTCAGCAGCGCTTGGCACATGGTTTAGGCTAGAAGGGCAGAACCAGCTTGTTGCAAGAATTGGAACGAAGCTATTCGTTAAGAAAGACGCTCTAGGACCAACAACGTCCGAGGTTGTTGTTGAGATTTTAGATGTTCAGTCTCAATCTACTGACTTTATACTTGGAGCTCCAGCGGGGCTGTACATGAAGGTCAATGATGGGCTATTTAGCCGCGGCGTTGCTGGAGATGTCATTGTGTTTGAGACAGAGCCAGATGAGGTAAATGATGCTATCTATTATGAGTCGTCTCAGAATTTTGCTATCGTTGGTGGATATCACCAAGGGAACTTATTGAATCAAGGAGCCGTACAGCCGGCAGTAAGTGACCTTGATTTCTTTAACTGTTACACATTCGGTAACGGAGTAGAGGGATACAAAATAGACGATGGTGTAGCCGCCCGTGGCGTAGTCCTTGGAAATAGATTTAGTTCTGTAGCTAACGAAGATTACTCGGAAGCGCATCGTTTTGCTTCTATCACCTACAGTGGCGTTTATCAGGGAGAGACAAACATTAACAAGCTTAATGAGTTCAACCTTGCACTAGCAAACTACGACGACCTAGAGAAGTCTTTTGCTTCTATTCAGAAGATGTACGGAAGGCAGACGGATGTCCTTGTTTTGCAGGAGGATAAGATATCATATGTGCTTGCCGGCAAGAATCTATTGTCTGACTCATCTGGAGGTGGCGCAATAACGTCTGTACCAGAAGTTCTTGGAACACAGATTGCAAGACTTGAAGAGTATGGCATTAGCCTTAATCCAGAAAGCTTTGCTGCGTTTGGCTATGACAAGTTCTTTACAGATGCTAAGCGAGGCGCTGTCCTTAGGCTATACGGCTCTGCCTACAGCAATGAGCAGCTGATTGTAGTATCAGAAAGCGGAATGGGGTCTTGGTTCCGCGATGAGTTTAATGCGTCAATGGACTCTCAAAAGATTGGTGGCTATGACCCCTATCTTGATGAGTATGTGTTGTCTATTAAGCCAGACAGCCCTGTTGAGATGCCAGAAGTAATTGTTCCTTGCGGTACGTTTATCGATACTCATTCTGAGGACGATAGCGTTGAAGAATTCACGCTAGCGCTTGGGGAAGACACTGGTTTATTTAACATGGCATGGACTATCGGGCTCATCGGAGGAACCATTGAATTCCAAGTCATCTATAATGGCGTAACCACATCTAGCGGTCCGGTGTCGTCTAGCGGCTCCATGGCCGTATCTAAGCCAACCGCATTCCCGACCACTGCGACGGTCAGAATTATAACCGTTGGCACTGGGGGTCAGTATACACTTGAAATAGGTTGTCTATAATGAGCAGCAAAACATTATCATATAGCCCATCCGTAGAAGGCTTTCCTACCTTTTATTCGTACATTCCAGATTGCATAATCGGAATGAATAATAATTTATACACGTTTAACGGCGGAAACCTATTTAAGCACCACGACAATAATACGCGGGGCAGGTTCTATGGCGTAAACAATGTGCCCAACTGTTCTGTAACAAGTGTATTCAACCCATCTGCTACGGAAGTTAAATTATTCAAGACTCTCGCGCTAGAGTCTGACGACTCATGGAACGCGGCATTGCTTACCGACTTGCAGGAGGGGCTGATTGACGAGGCTTGGTTCGAGCTAAAGGAGGGGACTTACTTCTCCTTTGTAAGAGCTGATGAGTCTCCCGTCAACTTCAAGATGCGCTCAGTAAATGGCATTGGAAGAGTTTCAACAGTTACTCCGCTTGGAGGTACATTGTATGACCTTACGTTCGCCGTCTCCGTTGACAGCATCATGAGCATTGGGGACACCATCTACTTTGGCCCTACGCCCTTACAGGTTGGGGACATTACGGCAGTATCTGCCGATAGAAAGACAATCACGGTTGATGCCACAGCGGGACCTGTTCCTTCTCCAGCTGACTTTGTATTATATGCCAAGAACCAGCAGGCGGAGTCGCATGGGGTTCGTGGTTACTATTGCGAGTTTACGCTCACAAATAATAACACCCAGCCCGTTGAGTTATTCAGTGTGGCATCCAGTATTTTTAAGTCATATCCTTAAACTATCTTTGTAGAGTATGTTACCTATTCCACCGCAAGTATTAATTCAGATTGGCGCAAAAGTTCTCCCTCAGCTTATTGGGGCGGGAATGAGTTATGCTCAAGCTGCCAAGCAGAAAAAAGAAATGAAATCCGCAGAGGATGAGGCAGCTAAAGCAATTGCTGCTGCAAGAGCTAAACTGGCCGAAGCTCCTCTTGAAAGAGTTCAGGTGCCAACTGAAGCATATCAAAACGCTATGCAACAGATTACGGCTCAGAGCATGCAGGCAACTCAGGCTACTCAAGAAGCTGGAGCAAGAGAGCTAGCCTCAAGCGTTGGCCGCATTGGAGCAATGGGTCTTACGGCTACTGAGCAACAACGCGAATCCATGGCTCAAGACATCTACAAGAGAGATATGGCAGTCGCGGAAGATGAAGGCAGAAGACTTAAGGAGCTTGCGAAAATGGATGAAATACAGGCTAGAGGAGCTCAACTAGCGGAAGCGCAAGCAGCCGCACAACGAGGAGCGGCTCTGACTTCAGCCACAACCAGCCTTGGAAAAGCAATTGGAACAGGGATAGAGCTTTCTCCATTATATAAAATGGACATGAAAGCTTTACAGGAAATGAGATTAAGGAATCAAATCCTTAATCCAAACAGAGAGGGAGGATTGATGAATCCCCTTGCGATGGCTGAAAGACAAAACATTGCTAGCTCCCTAGGGGCTCTTCAAGAGCAATATGATTTATTGAGTGG